GTTTTTCCTACAAGTTAATTCTATTGCGGAATCGTCTTGGCCAGTTGTTGTGTCCTGAATTTTTACGCCAATGCTGGCATATCTAATCGTATTTCCTGCACTGTCATTGCCTTTGAATTGTATTTTACCCAGTCGATCGTTTTTTGCCGGAGACGTGCTATCTCTGGTTAAGGTCATGTGAGGTCCGGGAGCATTACTGTCCGCTTTTGTAACTAATAACAAATTATTTTCACTGGTTGATTTATTTCTTACCACCAGTTTGTGATAAATTTGTTTCTTGTGAAAGTCTGGATCATTACTCGTGATCGGTTTGCCTTCAGGATCGTCATCAGCAACTTTTAAAAGACTATATGTTTTTGCCATTATTCCTCCTTAATGTATTTTTTACCTGTTAATTGTTCGATATCTCTGATCATTTCTTCCATGTTCACCCTTACAGTTTTGCCTGTTTTAGTGTTCCTTGAGAAGTATTCCCATTCACCTTTTTCGTTGTGCGGAGATATCTTAGTAACGTTACCCGCTTCGTCCTGAACATAAACTTCAGCACTTGCGGATTCGTCTTTGGCGTATATATGAGCACTGTTACTCACAGTTGATGGGTCACCCGATTCGACTGCCATCCTCATAACACCGGTCAATCCAATACCAGTATTTGTTGTTTGAAATTTTTCACTATTATTGAAGTATAAAGTTTGTCCTGAACCAGCATTGGTTTGAATACTAGTTTTAGTACCAGCGGCATTTTGAAAGTATGTTGTGCCTGATCGAATAAAAATACTACCTGTGCCTGCGTCATCGATATAACTGTTACTACCATCATGATAAATTTCTAAGTCACCACCTGTACCTAGTTTTAATTTTACATCATCATTGAGTGTAACATCTGCTGTGAATGTTTTTGCACCTGAAATTGTTTGTGCGTTAGTTGTTAACACAGACAACGAAGTTGACGCACCTGCAGGATTACGTAATAGTTGTACCCTGTATCCATTGACAGTGGTTGATCCACCGCTGGTGCTGGCCGCGGATACTGTGACTGTTGAACCACTTAATGCCGCTGTGAATGTTAATTGATCAGTGGTTTTTGTTGACACTATTGGACCTGTTGCTACGTAGGCGTCTGTACCATCAGTAACAACAAACACTTCACTTATTGATGCCGCTGATTCTGAACTGTTGTTTCCAACAAATACATAGTGGGCACCGTTGTAAGAGTCTGTGCTGAATGTGTCTACTGCTGTTGCGGAACTTGATACAGATACTTGTCCAACTGTTTTTGTGTTATCACTGACAGCGTCTGATTCTGAGTCACCCAACAATATTCTATACATTTTTACTGCTGTGTTTGCCTCATTACCCGATGCTCTAAGTCTAACGTTGCCACTGTCAATATCAGCAGTCAAAGTTAATAATGAATTACTGCCGGTAAAGATATCGTTATAAATTGTTATAAATGCATCTGTGCCGTTATGCACCACTAAACATTCTATATTTGTTAATTCGGTTTTGGTTGAATTGTTGGCACTAATATAATATTTTGCACCTCTGTAAGTTGATGCCGACCAACTATCTAAATTTTCAACTGCACTGTCTACGTCTGAGTTTAAAACAAACGCAGTGTTACCTGATTCCGAAGCCGATGTGTTATCTCCTAAACCTATTCTGAAAAATTTTACAGAGTTTACATCTGCTGTTCCTGTACCTCTTAATCTCACAGTTGATCCTGATAAGTCAGCATCAAATGCCACTTGAACATTAGATCCTGATCTCACTATACCGTGAGCACCCACAAACGCACTTGTATCATTATGCACTAAACTTACCGCCTGTGTGGCAACTTCGTCATTAATTTCATCTCTTGTGACCATTTGATAGAATGCACTGTCAAAAGATGATCTGTCAAAGGTATCAATATTGACAGCAGAAGTAGAAATACTTGTTGCTTCGCCTGTGGTTGTTCCACTTGCTTCTGTTGCCGTTGCCGTTTTGGCTATGTTTACCCAACCCGTTGTGTCATATCTTTCATACGAATCTGTAGATGTGTTGTATCTTATCATACCAGTTGCGGCACTGCTAGGTCGATTGCCTGTGGTACCTTTTGGCAATGTTAGTGCGCCTGGCTCTAGTTTTAAGTTATTGTGCGTAATATATAAATCGTCTGATGTTTGTTGAGATCCTCTGTAAATGTTTGAAGATTCCATTGCCAATCTAGCATAATACACAACATTGTTGGCTGGCGATCCCGCCATCCTTAATCTTGCTTTGCCTCCCGAAACATCTGCTGAGAATGTCGCCAAATCATTTCCACCAGTTTCGGTAGAAACTATTGTTTCAGAAATACTTGCACCTGTACCGGCACTATTCACAACAAGGTTTATCTCACTGTTTTGATATTCAGTATTATCACTGTTGCTGATATTGACAAAGTATCTTGCAGACTTGAATTTGAAAACATCAAACGAATCTACTGTTGTAACAGCCGAGTCTAAATCTCCAATTTTTCCATATGTAACATTGTCAAAGGTTCCAAGTATAGTTTTAGAACCTAGTCCTACTCTATATAATAAAGCAGTTGCAGTTGTGTTACTATCAGACAATGCTGATAATGTTACTGTTGATCCTGATATCGCGGCACTGAAAGTGTGTCTTATTCCGCTAGTGCTTGATACTTTTGCATAATCATTTAGGAAACAATCTGTACCATCATGAACCAAACTCATTTCTGATATTTGATATTCACCTGCTGTACTATCTTTTGTTAGTATAATATATTTTACGCCTTGATAATCTGTTTTTGTAAATTGATCTAATGTAGTTGCAGTAGAACCAATTGCTGTTGATGCCTTAATGATTTTTGTATTGGTTGCATCTTTTTGTTCGTTGTGGTCTCCAAGTGCAACTCTATGACATCTCAAATTCGTGTGTGTGGATACGTTTGTTACTGCTGAAAGTTGAACTTTATTGCTTGATATTGCCGCTGTAAAATCACATATCCTAGTTGAATCTTCGTTGACATCGTATACTGATATGTAAGGTGTTGAATCATCGTGTATAATACTTACTTTTAGGTGACCAATCATGTTGAGGTCGGTATCTTCGATTTCGATATCGTATATTGCACCTCTAAATTCTGCAATATCAAATTCGTCAATAACTTTTGATGTTGTACCTAATTTGAAAAAATTAAATATTTTAGTTGCATGGTTATCGGTTCCTGTTCCGCCACCAGAGTCAGCGAACGATACGGTTCCTGCACCGTCTGTCATTAATACTTGCGTGTTACTTCCGTCTGCTGTTGGAAGTGTGTAAGCACCGTTGACATTAATTGTTCCTGTTGTTTGAACTCCTGTAGAAATTGTTTTTAATTTTTGTGATCCGTAATGGAATAGTTTTACTTCACCTGTTGAACCATCTGCTATAATATAATCCGCTAAACCACCACTGCCGTCGTCGGATCCTATCACAACATCTTTGTTGTCAGCATAAGTTCTGATGTTTATATCACCAGTTGTTTCGTTAACATTAAGATTAGTTCCAGTGTGTTTGATGTTAGCATCTGCACCAGTACCCAATCTTAATTCAACACTATCGTTGAAAGTAACATTACCGGTTACTGTTGCTCCATTTATTGTTGGAGATGTTAATGTTTTGTTTGTTAATGTATCAGTAGTTGCCCTACCAACTAATGTGTCAGTAGACGTAGGTAACGTTATTGTGCCTGTGTTTTTGATTGTTCCAAACTGTGGTGTGTAATTGAAGTTTAATATACCAGTTCCTGTTGCTTCGTAGTTTGTAAATTCTTTTGAAATGGACATCCTAGCAACATAAATTTCATTATTTGCTGGTGATCCAGCCATTCTCAGCCTTGCTTTACCGCTGGATACATCTGCTGTGAAAGTTGCTAAATCAAAAGTACCTGTGCCTACACTGGTTTGTGATATTGTTGCATCACTTTTTGCAGAATTTACGTTTAAAGTTATTTCTGCATTTTGATACTGTGTGTTGTCGCTGTTAGCAACTGATATAAAATATTTTGCAGAAACAAACCTGTACACATCAAAGTCATCGATTGTTGCTACTGCTGAGTCGACATCCTTAATTTTTTTGTATAATACGTTGTCGAATGTTCCAATTTTTGTTTTAGATCCCAAATCGATTCTGTATAACAGTGCAGTGGCAGTTGTGCCCATTGCTGTTGTGCCTGACAAAGTAACAGTTGATCCTGATATTGCGGCACTGAAAGTCATAGGAGCAGTATCTCTCGAACTTACTGTTCCGTATGTGTTATGGAACACAGTTGTACCGTTGTGGACCAAACTCATTTCTTGAATTGAATAGTCGTCTTGTGTTGTATCTTTAGTTAATATTATGTATTTTGCAGATTGGATATCTGTCTTTGTAAAATAATCTAGTTCTGTTGCTGTTGATCCTACTGTGCTTGTAGTTTTTATAATTTTTGTGTTTGTATTTGCAACGCTCTCATGATGATCACCTAGTGCAACTCTTTGCATTCTCAATGTAACGTTAGTAGATGTATTGTTTGCGGCAGATAATTGCAAATTATTTCCGGAGATCGCCGCTGTGAAGTCTACTATCCTAGTTGAATCTTCGTTGACATCGTATACCGATATGTAAGGTGTGGTACCGTCATGAACAACAGAAACTTTTAAGTGTCCTGTAAAACTATTTCCTATGTCTTCTATCGATACATCATAGATAGCACCTCTGTACTCTGTTAGGTCAAATTGATCTACTACTGTTGAACTTGTTGTAAGTTTATAGTAATTTATTTCTTTTACTGCTGTGTTAGTTCCACCACCACCGCCTGTTGAATCTGCGAATGATAATGTTCCTGATCCGTCTGTTGTTAAAACTTGACCGTTGTTACCGTCAGCACTTGGATAAGTTAAACTTGATGCTGTTAATGTCCCAGCAACTTCTAAACTTGTACTATTAAGTAATTGAAGTTTATCTGATTTTAATCTAGCAGTAATTGTTTGCGAGCCTGCTTTTATATTGGCAAATTCTAATATTCCATCCTCAGTGCCATCGCTGGCATCTTGGATTTTTGCAGTCATTTTTGCATACACAGTAGATTGATCTGCATCATTTTCACCAACAAATTTTAGTTGTCCTAGATAATCAGCATCAGCCGGACTAGCACTTTGTCTATCCAGTTTAATTACTGGACCTGCTGATGAACTATCTTCTGTTGTGGTTATTGTGAATGAATTATCTGTTGAAGTGTTTGATATACTCGCAGAAGTAAGTCCAGTAATAGCCGATGCTGTTACTGTTCCGTTTACGTGTAATGCTGTTGATGGTTCAGAGGTGCCAATACCTACTCGTGAGTTTGTTACATCTAGGTATAACAGGTTTGTTTCAAATGCCAGATCCGTTCCATTTCGCGTTAAGTTCGCTTTTAGGACCGACCCAGAAATACGACCTATGGCCATATTAAGGCTCCTCTCTTACAATAATGTTAGTATGGCAATACACCATACACAGCCTGATTACATTGCCGGCTGACCACAGTAATAGTATTTATCGCTACCAATTATTACTGTGCTTTTGCGAGATATGACCTAGAATTTTGCCTTTATTTTTTCCAGTTTTCACGGTGTAACCAGAAGTGCCGTTTCCGTTTATTTCAACAGCGGTTCTGCTGTTGAATAAAACACTTTGCTTTTTCTTATTCTTCTGAGTTGTGCTGTACTTTTTTAAAGTATAGTGATGTCTATTTGGCATTTCACCCTCCTTTTTACAGTTAGGTGCGTTCCTTCGGCATGGTGCCTACTTCCGTCCTTTTTGGATGAACGAAAAAATATTTAGTGCTAAAACAAGAAAGGGCGACATAAAGCCGCCCTTTAGAGTATAATTTAAGTTTAAATTAGTTGTTTGTTCTTACAACTGCGTTTACTAAACCAATTCCCGCATCAGATTTGTTTTCTAATGCTCTACCAATTACGTTAAATGGTGAAATTGTTTCATCAGCCGATGCCGCTCTTGCTGTTCCTTTGATAGAACTTGTAACTAATCTTTGACCTTTAGTTACTGCACCTGTTACTCTAACTGGAGTTCTTCCTGTCATTGCAACAAATGGGTGTGATTCACCTGAACCAGCGCCTGCGTTCATCATGAATGCTGGTTGTGTAGATACTACACCAAACGCATTGTCTGATAAATCTGTTGTTGTTTCAGTTATTTCTGCAGTACCACCGATAGTTACAACTGCTCCTTCTGCCATAGGTTGATCCGCTTGGAATCTTTCACCTAAGTCGGCGTATAGAGCCGAAGTTGCTTTGGCGTGTAACACGTTTGCACGTATGTCGACCAAATCATTTCCAGTTGGATTACCTGAGTTGCCTTTTACTCTTCTAAAGGCTGTCCAAGCACCACCACTGTTTCCGTAGATTGTTGTGCCGTCATCTGCAAACCTTTCATCCCAAACCCATAAAAGGTTCTGTTCTGTTGCTGTTGAAGTAGCACCTCTGTTTACTTCAAGTCCAGTTAAATCTGGCATTCCAGCATTAGATGAAATGTTTCTGTTCAATTCAAGAATGTTGTCTTCAATTGACATTGTTGTTGTGTTGATCACTGTGTTTGTACCGTCGATTGTTAAATCTCCGTGTACTCTAACCCCTGAGTCGGTTACTGTTAGTTCAGCATTACCGTCACAAGTGACAGTTACCGTTCCGTTCGCCCCTGTGTCAGAGACTGTAACGTTGGTGTTAAGTTGCGAAATACTGTTTTGTGATAAACCCGCTAACGAGTCATCAACGTATTTCTTATTAGAGAAGTCACCGTCACTCGATGGTGCACCTGTGGCTCCGCCTGTAATAGTATTGGCACTTGCTGATATTACTATATCACCAACTGATATACCATTATGTACTCTAAAGTTACGTGTTGTCATGGTTCCATATCTCCCGCATGATTGTTAATAAAAATAGGACTATTGTCCTAGCAGTAATATTTACCGCTAGAACTGTAATTTTATGTGTTATACTATTATTATGCCGCTAATGAGTATTGGACAGTAGCCGCTGTTACACCACCTGTACTCAATGCTTTAACTTCAACTGTACCCGAGTTATAGTTGAATGTTATTGTAGCCAAGTCAGTTGATCCAGTATTTGTTATTGCGTGTACTGTACCAAATGCAGTAGAACCGTTGTGTACTACAACACCTTTCATTGCCGAGTACTCAGTGTTAGCCGCGTCTTGTAAGACAATGAATATCTCTGCCGCTCTGTATGTACTTGCGTTGAAAGTCATGATGTTAGTTGCTGTTGATGTAAAGTTTACTGAACTTGTTTCAGTTCTTGCAACTCCACCTGAAGCCAATGCTGTGTTATCAAAACCAACGATTGCAAATATTCTAGCACCACTGTGTGGAGCAGAAGTAAATGTAATTGTTGTTGAACTGATTGTGTAGTTTTCAGTTGGTTCTTGGTAAACGTTGTCTATGAAAACTAGTACGTTTGCCACTGCCGCCGGAGCCGAACTAAAGAATCCTGAGAATGCAGTAGTTGATCCGTCGCCTGTTGTTGAAACTTTTGAAATAGTTGGTGTGTCACCTGCTGTCGCAACTTGTACGAAAGTAGAACCATCAGTACATATTTCGTATGCACCAAGTGTTGAGTTAAATCTTATTACACCTGTTGCCGCTGTTGGTCTCTGTGCTGTTGTTCCAACCGGTAATCTAAATGCACCTGTTCCACCTGATCCGTCTAATGCGTATGCTGGTGAACTAGTTTGGATACCAATTGCGTCCGCTGATCCATCTAAAAAGAATGCGTGTGTCTGTGCCGCTGATTCCATTCTAAAGTCAAGATCGTTTGCTGATGCTTCGTTGAAAGTAACCGCTCTTGAGAATGTAGCACCACCTGTGATGTTTGCGTTCAAAGATGCATATTCGTCAATTGTAACGTTACCTGCTGTTGTACCATCCTCTGATGCTGTAATTGCCGCCACAAACTCGTCTGCTGATTCGTCCCAAATAAATGAAACGTTTGATAATGAACCTCTGTTGAAAAATAAACCTTGGTCAAATGTGTTGGCAACTCCACCTGAATTGTTTTTCGCTAATTGAATTAGGGGATCTTCGATAACCAATGTAGTCGAATCAATTGTTGTTGTTGTACCATTTACCGTTAAGTTTCCAGATACTGTTAAGTTTCCTGTAACACCGCCTGATGTAAATGATAAACCAGTGTTGTCCACTTTTAAAATTTCCGAACCTGCTATGTCGAATCTTATAATATCTTCGTCTGTGCTTTCTTCAACTTGAATTTTTGTATCAGAGTCAGCGTCTTTAACTTCCGAACCAGATGCCAAGTTGGCCCAAGCCGCGCCTGAATAACCTTCAATCGTTGATAGTGTACTGTTGTACCTGATATCACCGTTTGCTGGTGAGCCTGGTCTTTGTGCTGTTGTTCCTGATGGAATTCTTATTGCGTCTGTTGATGATACGTGTAGTTTAACTGCCGGTGAGGCTGTTCCTATACCTACTCTAGAGTTGGTTACGTCTAGTGCTAGTAAGTTTGTTTCAAATGCTAAATCTGTGCCCGACCTTTGCAGGTTGGCTTTTAACATCTGTCCTGAAATTCGTCCTATTGCCATTGTTTAGTTCCCCTTTAAATTATCGATAATTGTTTTTGCAAAACTGCAAGTATTTATTTGCATTTGGGTTTTTTCAGTGATTAAATACACCGTAAGCCATGAAAAACACGTATATTACTATTGTTGGAACGTTGCCCATACAGTTCGATCTGCATGAATCCATGCGTATAGGTCCTGTGGTAGCCAGTAGTAATAACAACAAAACCATCACATTTCCATATGCAACCGTAAACAGTGAACAAAACCTCCAAGATATGCTGAATTCTCCGGTTTTTAAGAATACAAAATTGCTTTGCCCTGAAGAATTATTCAAGAAATATGTATTTTTTGATGGGGTTACTTGCCTGCCGGATTTTCCTGGTTTGAAAACTTTAGAATTAGACCCCAATAAATGCACACCACAACTTTTATCATTGCTTTTGTCCGTGTATTTTGCTCCTAAGATTATTTTTTTACTTGGATATGATATTTCAAATCCCATAGAATTGTCTAGATTAAAAAGTATTGCAATATCCAACCCGGCCACAAAATTTATGTACATTTGTAATCCACCAAGAACATATCAATTAGACGATTTAGAAAATGGATTTTGTGACAATTATATAAAATATCAGGAATTTATAGATGCAAGAAAATAATTTTTACAAATATAGCATCAAGTTGAGATGGCCTGCAATATGCAGAAATAGATCTGTTGAAACTTTGAAAGAAAGACCGGATATTGTTGAACAAATGAATCATTACAGAGAAAAAGTAAACAATGTTCTTAAACTTATATGCAGAAAAAAATATCAAATAGATCCTAGTCATTCAATGACAGGTGTAAGATTATGGTTTTGTTCGGGACAAGATGTGTATGACTTTATAATTAGACAGCCGGAATTCAATTGGGAAATTATATCTGAAATTAATATTGTAAATGAGATTACTGGCGAGATGCTGTCTTACAGTATAATATATACACCTTCTGGAATAACAATAGATTAATCAGCAAAACCGTGCATTACAACTATTCTTGCACCCGAGTGTGCGGCTTCGCCTGCGGTTGTAATTGTTGAACCACTCATTGTATAGTTTGTAGTTGGTTCCTGCATAACACCATCAATATACACTATAACATTTTTAGGATCAGTTGGAGTTTCGGTCATTGTGAATGACGTGGTTGACCCATCGCCTGAAAATATATCTTTTTTAATTTCTTGTGCTTCGTGTTCAGTTCTTAATGCAGTAAAAGTCGACCCATCTTCTGAAACTTCGTATTTGCCTGTTTCTGTATTGAACCTAATGACACCTGTCTGGGCCGATGGCCTTTGAGCAGTTGTACCTTTAGGAACAACAAGTCCTGTTGTGTTATTGAAAAGAAATTCTCCTGTACCTGATGTATCAAATGTAAAGTCCGCATTAGTTACATCTTGATTGATTGTAGAACCACTGAATGTAAAGTTACCTGTGTTAGCAACTACATTTTGTATACCAATATCGCCTGTGTATCTGGCTCCTGAAATATAAACTGATTTTCCTGAAAAATTTACACCGTTTGGTAGGTTAGTACCAATAAAATGTAAAACTCCTGATTGGTAATCAAAAAAGTATTCGTCATTGTTACCTGAACCAGCGGCAAACACTCTTGTACCTGATCCCGCGGCGTTTCCGGCATCTCCTGTTGTGTGTATATAAACTTTTACTCCATATGTAGAACCAAATTCAGGTGGTATCCAGTCGGTTGATCCTGTTTTCCAAGTTCTACTAGTAGATGCAGTTGCGTCTGCTGTTGTTTGTACTGGAGCAGTAGTTGGATAAACTGTTACCACATCGGTGCTAGATGCTGGCATAGTAGCCGTTATACCATTGGCTTGGTTCCAGGTCTTGTCACCTCTTAATAATAATGGTGATGCAATGGCTTCGTTGGGAGCCGCCTTTAGGGCATTGGTGTCTGTTTTGGTAGCACCGTAACCCAGTTTCTTCCAAAGGTAGTCTACTTTTTTTGCATCAGTTATTGCCATTACTCTGCTACTCCTACCGACAATGCTGTTACACTGTCATCTGAATTTAATTTTAATCTTACTAGCAACACATTACCCGTTGCATTTGCTAAACTTTCTGTTCCAAGTGTGAATGTAAATTGTTCACTTGAATAACTTGTTCCGTCAGCAACTACATCTCCACCTGTCTTGGCACAACCGTTTGATCCATTTCCTCCTGAACCTGTGTTGGCTCCTGGTACTCCCGAACCTCCGTATTGTGTAGAACAATCCAACCAACCATTTACTGATGATGCTGAATCAATTGCAGTACCCGGCGCCGCGATAAACATACCTGATACTTTTCCGGTCATTGTGATCGAAAACTGAGAAGCAGGTGTTCTTCTGAAAGCGAATGTATAATACTGTGTTCCTGACCTGCCGGTATTTAAGTCTGGACCTGCCGGAAGATATCCACTGCTTAAATCCGTTGTAAAGTGTTTTATTGTTCCAAATCTTGATATGGCTTCGGAAGTCCCCGCCACGGTAACAGCACCTGACCAGGCATTGCTGGTGTAGTAATTAGTGGCAGAATTGAATTGAATGCTGGGTTACGAGGCTCCGAACCCTGATATCCTAATGGCGTCATCTGTATGTGTACTTCCGTCGCCAAGAGAATCTGATACTGTTATACCTCCTGCTTCATTGTCCAATGCCAATAAAGTATTTGAATATAACTGAATTTTTGTTGATGTTTCTGAATAAGAACCAGAACCATTGGCGTTCTTTGCTCTCATTTTTATTGTTTGAATTGAACGCCTTTGAGTATTTAAAAGTGGTACTGTGAGTGCTCCTATAGTGTAAGGACTACCTACTCCAGTATTTTTTATAGGTACACTACTGCTCAACATTGTTGACGCACCATCGATGTTTGCGTATGTGAAATCTAGGTTATCGATAATGTGTCCAGATGTACTTTCTTGGTTTGTTCCTGGATCTATCTCAACCGGAGATGTTGTATCTTGGTATGCTTGTCCTGTAAAGTTTGCAATCGTTGATCCTGTTACAGTCAAACTTGGAGAACCGTCGTTATAGTACGGAACACCAGAAATATATCTTATATTTCCTGCCGCATTTTGCGTTACAGTTCCGATAGTTGACGTTGGTGTTCCAGTAAGTAAGTCTCTTACCACATAAACTAAATTAGTGTTACCACCTGCTGAACTTTCAATACGTTGTGCATTTGATCCTGTTGAATAATCTGTAAGTGCCTGTGTAATCTTTGCTGTTGCAACCAAATATAATCTCTGAGGGTATGAACCATCCACTTCGTCATAGTCTCTGTGATTGGTTGTGACCAAACTTGTGAATGTACTATTGTTTGCACCACCCTCAGATGTTGTGAATGTTCTGTTGCCTCTGTCGGCATTGTTTATCTTTGCTGTGACAGTTTGGTTAACAGTTGCACCTGTGCCGTTTGAGTTGTTTGTTAAGAAATTTGTCACAGTATTTGTGTCAATTGTGCCAGATGTGTAACGTCTTGCAGTGGTTGTGTCCAGCGAGTCTCCAGCGGTCTGTGAAGTGAATGAACTACTGGCATCATCAAAGTTTGCACACAATTTAGGTGATGTACCTTGTGCTGAGTCGCTCAATGTCAAACTTTTTGAAGACAAGTTTGCCGGCGCACTTGGTGTCGATTTCATTACAAAAGTTATTGTTTCTTCGTCATCTTGTTCAAATGTGTCCGGTGTGCCGTGTGCTCTAAATCTGAAATTTATATTTCCTGCTGAAGTACCTGAGTAGTCTTTATCTAGTGTGGCACCTATTGTACCTGCTGTTGAACCATCTTCTACCAGGTTTGTTAAACTTGATGAATCACTAAAGAAATCATAGGTATAATCGTCGGCATTTTGTGAAGTGTTAGTGAATCTTGCTATTGCTCTATCTGTTCCATCAAGGTCAGTTAAGTCATACAATGACAAAGTATTATCTCCGGAACCGGTGTTGACTGTGACAGCCGTGCCGGCAATGTTTGCTCTCACATCAGGCTCTACTATTATTTTCATATCCGCTGAAAATGGTGATGTTGTATGTCCATTTGCCAATGATAAACTGGTTGTGAACGTTGATGTTACTCCGTTTGACTGGTTACTTGCACTTAAATTAAATGTGTTTGCGATTGTTTGGCCTGTGTCACCAGTTGATCCTGATCCAACTGCAACTACTGTATTAGAATCACCTTCACCAAAATTGTAAGTGTATTGTTGTGTTGCACTAAAACTAGAATTAGCACCTGGATTGGTTGCTGTGTTGTTTGTAAACGTCACAGGAAATCCTGATGTTGCTTCTTCGTTGATTCCTCTTACTGTGCTGTCAGCGGCATTGTAAACAACTGTGTGAGTAGAATAAACTTCAAAGTTGCTTGTTGCCTGTGCTGGTATGACAGATGGATCTGCTGTTGAGTGTGTCAACAATCTTAGACGTATTTGATATTTCGTATCGCCAGTTCCTGTTCCTGCTACTGTGCTTCCATCATCCGCCGCAGAGTTAGTATAGGTGTGTGCAATTCTAGTCGCACCTGCACCTGCTAAACTTGATCCTCCAGCGGCTCCATCATTTGCAACTGTGTTTTCAGAACCGTCGCCCCAATCAATGTCATAAGTGACTGTGGCTCCGGCTGTGTTTGTAGTATTATTTTGTAGGTAAACAGTTGCGCCATTGTTTGCAGTGGTTATAGGTGAACCACCAGATGATGCCGCGTAAATGGCAAACGCAGGAACCGGTTGTGCTGTGTAAATTGTAATCGTAACATTAGTTTGTGAATCTCCTGAGTTAGCAAAAGATCCAGCACTGTCTGAAGTTGCAGTGTTGTTGTATGCTTTAACCGTGATTGTGTAAGGTTGTCCTGAGTTATCGTTGTATGCGTGTGACGGAGTTGTAGAAGTCACTGTTTCTACTGCTGTTCCGTCTCCCCAATTGATATCATATCTGTTTGCTCCTCCACCAACTGCTGAAATGTTTAATGCAACCGTTGTTCCTAAAGATCCAGATGTTGGTGATGCAGTGTAAGTTACGCTTTTCACGTAGGTTGAATTTCGTATATTTTCCATTGTTTCGTTTATGCTGTCCAAAGCATCTGTTACACTTGATTCGTTTCCAAGTGTTATCAGACTTCCATCACCAAAGGATGAATCAGTTGGAGTCCCTATCGAAACGTTCGTTCCAATCACGCTACCGCCTGATGCTAAACTTGCCGTTATTGTGTCGTCTGTGTATTTTTTTGTTGCCGCATCGCTGTCCGATGTGGGTTCACCAATTTGTAATTTTGCTAAAGTTGAACTAGTGCTAAGGTCAGTGATTGTTGATCCATCTGAAGTTGTTGTTGCTAATTTAAAAAGATCAGAATCTTCATCCCAAAAGATTACAGCATTGTTTCCTGCACCTCTGTTGATCATTATTCCAGCATCATTACCCACGGATCCTGAACTGTTTAACACTAATAAATTATCCTCTACTTCTAAGTTTGTAGAGTCTAATGAAGTTGTATTACCTTGTACAATCAAATCACCTGTAATAGTTTGGTTACCTGTGATTCTTGTGTTACCTGTAATGTCTAATTTGAAATTTCCTGGTGTATCTGTACCAATTCCTATTCTTCCATTGGCCACATCTAACTTTAAAAGATCCGTGTTAAAAGCAAGGTCTTGCTTACGGATCAGGTTAGATTCTAATATTTCACCTGCTACTTTTGTTATTGCCATAATACTACATAGGTATTTACCAGAATGCTCTAGCGGTTAAGAGTTGCACTAAATAGTAGTAATATGGCACTATTACCTATTAACAAAATTGAAAAAATCAAGGAATCTGAAGTAAAAGTACAACAGATAGAATTCCAACCCAATACGATTTCGGGTGATGTGATTGACGGCGGCCAAATTACAAATTTTAATTCAACAGGTATCAAAGATGACTCCAGCACCACTAAAATTATAGTGAAAGATGACCATGTTGAAGTAGCAAATGACTTGCATATTAAAGGAACAGTAAAAGTTCAAAATTTAGAATATGTACAGGCACAGGTACCAAAATTAAATGTAACTGACGCTGTAATGGTGGATCACAACGAAGTAATATGGAAAGATAGATTAGGTGCTTCGGTTAAAAAATCAAATCTACAAGAGGTTGGAATATTAAAAAATTTACAAGTAAGAAATACTTTTTATGTTTCCGATGGAAGAGTCGGAATAAACACAACGGCACCAAGTGCAGACTTTTCAGTAAACACAGGAGGCTATGAAATTATAACAACCATGCATGAAACAAATGCATATGTTGGTACACATACACACGTTCCTTTTGCAATTGGTACAGATAACACACCAAGGTTAACTTGTAGAGCAAACGGTGATATTGTTGTAGGATCAGAATTAGGTAAGTCAGTCAAGATGACTGTGTATGGAAATCTTGGAGTTGGTGTAAAATATCCAAATGAAAGTTTAGAAGTAGACGGCAATATAAAATTTGCAGAAAGAACATTCGCTTCTGGAGAAAAAGAACCGTCAGACGGAAGATGGGATACTGGTTCAATTATTTGGAACGAGAAACCAGGACTAAACAAACCTGTTGGTTGGGTTTGTGTTAAAGGTGGTAAGCCAGGAAACTGGAGACCTTTTGGACTAATAACCTAGTTCAAAGCAACAACTAAATCTTTCTTGTAAAAAATAATGATAGACTAGAAGTCCAATGATGATTCCTTCGAGCCATGCAATATAGGCCGAGATGATAGGATACTTTCTTATAAAAGCAATTTTAAAATTCCAAAGTTTTTTAAAGATATTACTCGCCCAGTTTATGAAGGCCATGAATAATCGTGATAATGTGTCCATTTGTTGAACCATCGTTGGCAGGCGGAGCAGAACCAAAAGTAATTTGTTGTCCTGATACTGTGTAGTTTGTTGTTGGTATCTGATAAACACCTCCAATAAAAACTAAAATGTCTGTTGCATCGTTCACAGTCTGACTAAATGTTGCGGCTGATGATCCGTCAAGTGTGTTACCTGCACCACTTCCAAATGTTACTGTTGTGTCGTCGCCTTGAAATCTATCTACTGTAATTGTTTTTTCTCTGGATCCTTCTGATACGTTGTACCAAGATGCACCGTTATATGCTTGATAAGTTGATGTTGTTGTGTTGTAAATTAATTGTCCATTAACACCTGCAGGTCTTTGAGCAGTTGTTACATTTGGGATGGTAACGCCAAAAGCATTGTCACCTATCAATGGGTTTTTTGCAAATCTACCCATGGTTATTATAATCCTATAGTTGAGATTGTAGCGTTGAATTGTGCCGCTGAATCCGGTGCCGCGATATAAATTTTTGCACCTGTTTCTAAAATCATTTTTTCTGTGTCAAGTATGTAGGTGTCTCTGGCTTTGATAGTCAAGTTTGAATAAATTAAATGGTTCGCACTAACTGATGCACCATTAGGTACAACATATACATCAACAGTTCCATCGCCATCTGTTTTATTTGTTATGTAAATTACAGTAACAGCAGTTTCCGCCGATGCCGTAAAGGCCGCCGAGCCTGTTGTTGCCGCTACTTGAAAGTTTGTTATCGCCATTTTTTATCCTAATGCGATGGCCAATGCCGTCGCTTTGCTTTTACTTATCAGTTCTCCTTCAGTACCAGAACTGATGTTTGAGTTAATAAAGAACAATCCAGTACCGCCTCCACCTGATGTTTTGTTGTAAATTTTGGTTACAGCAGTTGCAGTTGGTGTACTAGCCGCCGCTGAAAATGTTAAAGTGTCGTTGATAACCACATCACCTGTTCCGTTTGATGCAAGTGTTAGGTTTGCATTTGATGTTGCTGATGATATTGATTCAATATTTGTTAAATTTTGTCCTAGATCAATTGTTATTGTATCTGGTTCTGATCCTGCTGTGCTGATGTTTGCTCCACCAACGAATTGTACAAGTTGTCCTGATTCAACAGTAATTGCAGTTGAATCGTCACCTGCGACTTTAAGTGAGAATGAACCTGCCGCACCATCAACATAAGTTTTTGTTGCCGCATCTGATCCACTAGTAGGTTCGCCAACTTGTATTTTTGCCAAAGCCGTGTCGGCTATTGCAGTACCAGTTCCATTACTAGTAGTAGTTACTGCTTTGAAAACATCGTCACCTTCGTTCCAATAAAAAGCCGCGTTGTTTGCCGCTCCTCTGTTGACCATGATACCAGAATCAATATCACTTGGTGTTGAATTGTTTCTGCTTAACATGATGATCGGATCATCAATAGTTAAAGTTGCAGTATCTATGGTTGTGCTTGTACCCTCAATATCTAGGTCACCCAAAACTTTCAGTGTTTTAGCGTCTACTACGACCGAATTTGACCCACCCGAACCAGTGCCGGCTTTAATTGTATAATCACCTGATGTACGTAATGTTTTTGCCATGTTAATACTATTTATAAAAGAAAAGGGGGAGCAATAACTCCCCCTTTATAAGCACGTGTCTGTATGATATTAGTGTTCTATGATATCAATGTTACCCTTGCCAGATACTTGTCCTTCATCCGTTGCTTCATCAGTTCCTAATGAATACGGCACAGTACCAGTATTTCCGCCCGAGTCTACGTAATGAATCGTGTTGTTGTAGAATTTTTCTACATATGCAACAGTTGAGTCATCAAGTATTACTTTAACATTGAAAGTACCATTATCAACCAAAGTTCCTAAAGCGACTAAAGTCATCACTTCTTCAGAAGAGTCGTTCAAGTGAACTTTGAACTGTTTTGATCCTCTTTGTGAAACAATGTATGAACCTGTACCTGTAACATTTGAACCGCCTGTTCTATAAACTGAAACAGCAATAGAGGCAGTTGTGCCAGGGTTAAAGTTCGCCAACATCTTACTTTTTTTGATTGGTCTTCCCATTTGTTTTCTCCTTTGTCAGAGCCTAATGTGAGTTCTACTCACTACGCGGTTTATTCCGCATAAGTCCGTACTTCGAAGTACGGCTCTGTTTGACTGTATGTATTTATGTGTTTTTTGAGAATTATAAAGTGTGTGGTTAAAAGGCCGACTCAACAAGTCTCCATCATCGACCTTTAAGTGATTAACCTTGAACTTCTGGTGCAGGTTGACCTGACCAAAGAACCCAAGCGAATATGATTACGACTACTGCCGCACCTATCCAAAGTTTTTTATCTTTTAAATGTTTCATAATAATCTCCTTGACTTTATTTAATTGAAGAGTGGTGTAAAAAAAGTAGTCACACCACTCTCCGAGGTTAATGTATTTCTAGATTTTTATATTATTTTCGATTGTAGATATGATATAAAATCCAAACTGCTACCAAACCAATCAGACCTTGATCTGAAAAGCCTTGCAGTACGCCCTGGACGTTTCCTATTACAGAAACATTTGGCCAGAACGGAATACCTTGACCGTTAAAAAGAATTTCTAAAACAATTCCTAACGCGATAAGTGAAACACCTACGTCAGCAATTCCTTTTGCCCATCCTTTTATTTTGTTAAGATAATCCATGTTGGACCTCCTTTGATTTAAGATTACATTTGTAATCCTTCAATTATTTAGAACTCTAATATGTGGATAAAGTTATGCTATTTGGTCTGTGTACAGTATGAACACAAAAATATTTTTTAATATATGTTGTTAATGATTTTTTTGCCAAAAAAAAAGGGCGACCGAAGCCGCCCTTTTTGAAAATAAAATAAGCCTTGGCTTATTTGAATTTTAAGTTACCAGATGTGATACCTACTAACCCAACGTAGTCAGCCGCATTACCAAGTGAAGATGCAGTGTTTGTTAACTCTACATATCCGTATCTTGTTAAGAAGCCTACTACTGGTTCGAAAGTAGCCGGATCTAGTACAACACCGCTTGACATTAAAGGTATGTAAGGGCAGTAGAACGCCGGAGCGTCTGCCTCACTTGCACCTTTGTAACCAACTAGTACTGATGTACCGTCAGTTGCGTATGCATCAACGTATACTCTCATAGAAGCATTTAACGTACCAACAAATTTTGTGTTAGTCGGTGCTTCGAAAGTACCTTCAGTTGATCTAGCGAATGCTGAAGTTGTTGCAGATTGAAGAACTGTTAAAGCAGTTGGAGATACTACCGCGTAGTTTCCAGCGCCTCTTCTTGTTCTTGTTGCGATTTGGTTAGCAACTCTGTTGATTAACACAGCCAAAGCCGCGTGTTCATCACCAACGAATGTTGCAGTACCTGATACAGCAGACTGGTCAAAAGTCTCAGAAGCCGAACCGGCTAATGTTCTTAATGATCCAATGATCTCTTGGTCGATCTCAGCAGTAATCTCTTGTGCTAACGCCGCCATGATTTCTGCTTCTACATCGATACCTTGCTGTGCTTGAGCATCTTGAGCCGCTTCAAAAGTCCATCTTGCAGATAGTTTTCTTGATTTCGCCTCAACAGGTTGTTTTAAGATTTGGATTGACAATCTCTTACCAGCAGTACCTTCAAGAGCCGCCGTAGCCGCACCTTTTGGAGTAGTGTTGTTCTGGTTACCTGAGTATGCTTTCGCAATTTTGAACGGAGATAATGCTTCTTCACCAGCAGTTGTGTTCGAACTTACTGTGTCTGCATATCTTATTCTTAGTGTGTGAATCTGTCCAACCGGACCAGTCATTGGTTGTACACCAACGATCTCGTTCGCGATAACAGTAGGCATAACCCTACGTATTACTGGAAGAATCACTCTGTTTAGAGTAGCAACATTACCGGCACTAGTTGCACCAGCAGTGGCTTGTTCTGACAAATACTTTTTAGTATTTTCAAGAACAACATCCATTGTTTTTTTCTTGTTGCCTTCTAAACCTTCAGTTAGGGCCTGTTTTGTTTCGCCCCATTTAGATTCAAATAGTTCTGACATTTGAATATTCCCCTTTTAGTTTAGTTAATTGTTAAGTCCCGCTAATTTACGAAACTCCACCATTTCAGCATCTTCTCTCGTACCTCTGTCACCTTTTGCTTCAGAAATAATTTTCTTCTGTGTAGCAATTGGTTGTTCAGCCATTACGTGAGGCAGATACTTGTCGAATGAAGCCTGTAAGTTGTCTGTTTGAACTGATTCTAACAGTTGACTCATAACTTCACCCTTCTCTTTGCCCAATGGTTTGAGCATTTCAGCCATCTTTTCCTTGCGTTCCATCAAGTCTGCTTGTCTTTTGGACTCAGCATCTTTTGACTCAATCACCGCTTGTTTTTCTTCGACAGCCTTCTCAGCGTCTTTTAATTTAAGTGCAGTTTCATCCACAACTTTCATTAACTTCGCAGTCTCAGATTTCTCATTTAAGTAAGAATTCTGGTACTCAGAAGCAAACGCCTCGAATATTTTCTTGCCAAAGTTGACTTCTCTAGCCGCTGTAATGTCATCTTTCAAAGTTTTTAATTCACTTTGAAGTTTGTTGTTTACTGCGTCTTCTACAACTTTAGCAGATTTTGTAATGAAAGCCTCTTTCATCTTAGCCATTTGTTTTTTGGCTTCGGCTACTAGTTTGACTTTCGTTTCCACAACGCCTTTTTTGTCTTCATGGAATTCTTTAATTTCTTTTGCAAGAGCCTTTACTACAAACTCTTCCATTTTCTTAAAGTTTTCATGAACACCTTTTCTGTCGCTGTGCAGTTCTGTTAACTCTTCTGAAAGTTTCTTCATGATAAACTCTTGAAGTTTTTCAGAATGTTTGCCTACATTTTCTTTGTAAGCAATTTTTTCTTGTGCAAGTGCTTTTCTGTCTTCAACAAATTTTGTGATTTCCTCAGATAATTTCTCAGTCATCATTTTGTCGATAGCCTCGATCATGTTGCTTTTGTCGTGTTCGTATCTTTTAGCAAACTCTTCTCTCAACTCAGCACCTACAGTTTCTCTGTTTTCTTTTACTTTTGAATCCCATGCTTCAGCGATAGCCTTTTGAGTATCTTCTGATATTGCACCTGATTCAACTAGTTTTGATATTGCATCAATCATTATTTTAGGTCCTTTATTATGTTAGTTAACGCATCTTTCAGATGCTTTTGTGCTCTTTTGTCATTTCTCACTTCTTCCGCCAGACCCTTTGCTCTCAATCCACCTCTTGTGTTTAGCAAGTGTTCGTAAATTGGCGTTGGGTAAGCACCTGGGGCCGAAGGTTGGGCCACAACATCAACGGTAATGATCTCAAAGTCTGAAACTTCGCCGCTTCCGTACTCGGAAATATTTCCGCTACCTCTACTAGAAACGCCTAGTTTCACACCTGATTCCAACATCGTTTTGACAAGTTGACCCATCGGTGTTGGCAAAATTTTCATTTTGCCGTATCCATTTGGACCGTCCATCCACATCTCAGTAATCATGTGAGACACTCGGTCCAAATTAATTTTTAAATCGTCTGGATGATCTACTTCACCTAATACAGAATAACCTGAACTTATTTGGTCATTAAGTGTTTTAACTGCTTTGCCAATTTCGTTTACTGGGTAAACTCTTTGGTTAGCATTTTTAATTCCACCTTGAATACAGATCCCTTTCATGTACAAGTCCTTGCCGTTGTCGCCTTCGTGCAAGATCTGTACTCTAGCCTGATCGTAAGTTAGATGTTCTCTAAGGTATAGTGACATTCAAACTCTCCAATGTTCAGTTCAATTACGCTTTCGCGTTAACTGGACTCTTTGCTGATTTATCTGAATGATCCGCTTTGTCCGCCTTCATCTCTTTTTTGTAAGATGTTGACTTATCTTTTGCTGGAGTATTCTCGAAATCACCACTCATTTTTTGTGCTGTTGGAGCCGGTCTTCCTTTTTCTTCTGCTCCGCCTTTAGCGATATTATGTGTTGAACCGCCTGCACTCTTAACTTTTGAGTTTACTGGTGACGTTTTCGAATCAGCATGGTCGGCTGTGTCCGCTGACTTTTGGATTTTGTATTCTTTTACAGTTTCCTTAGTCGCTTCTTTGCCTTCCATTGGTACTGGTGCAGTTTCTGGCGCTGGTTGTTCAATTGGAGCCTCTAGTGACTCTTCTTTGTCTTCATCGCCTTTGTCTGCCATCATTTTTTCGAATTCTGCTTTTAATTCATCCAAAGCATCTTCCAAATCAACTACTCTGTCTTCCATGTCTTCTGGCTCTTTATCACCATCTGCATCCATGTCCATATCTTTTTCCATGTCATCAGCGGCTTTATCGCCCATTTCTTCCTCATCAGCAGAGATGTCTTTGATTAATTCATCAGTAGCATCGCCACCAACTTCTTCAATTGACTCTTCTTCTGTTTTTTCTGATTCGTCAGTAACTTCTTCTTTTGAAGTTTCTTCGACAGTTTCGTCTTCTTTAGATTCTTCTGAAGTTTCTTTAACTTCTTCGTCTTTAGCAGTTTCTTCTACTTTTTCTTCAGCAGTTTCTTCTACTTTTTCTTCTGACGCTTCAGTCTCTTTAACTTCTTCTTTTGCTTCGTCTTTGTTTTCTTCTTTAGCCTCTGAAGTTGGTACTTCTTCTGCTAAACTTTCGTAGATGTCTCTTGATTTTTCAACTACGATTTCGTGGAACAGTTGTTCCGCTTTGTCGTTCTCTTCGTTGATTAGTAATTCTAATAACGATTCGAATTTATTTTCTTTTGTCATTACACGTGCTCCTTAATATTGGCAAGTTTTGTACTTATAAGTGTTTATATTTACTATCTTTATGCAAATATACGGAGATATATGACAAAAAAGGGTATTTTTAGGTTGGTCGTTGTGTTAGTTTGAACAGTTCAACGAACTCTTTGGTGTTCATGTGGCCTAAATTTTCATTCCATTCGAGGTCTTTTGGCTTGAATGCACCTTCGGGACACACTCTATAGAACTTTATTTCCTTGAAATCGGCTAGGCAACGTTTGGTTTGATTCATCCAATTGCCATAAAAAGTTGCTTCGTCGGTACGTTTTTTGTAGTTTCTTGTGTCACCAAATATGTTATTGAGTTTTGCCGCTTTTGTATTTGGGTTGATCACGTGTCCTTGATAGTCAAAACCCAGTATATAAATGTGTTTGAATCCTTTTTCACAGGCCATTCTGAGAGCAGTTGGACCAGAACTCCAGCCAAGACTTGGTTGAAACCATTGAACGTGGTTCAGTATTGTGGGATTTTTGTTGTATTGTGCATTGAAGTTGCTCCAAACCTGATTGTTTTGCATATAATCAGATTCTGCAATCTCGTTTATCATTTTTGGATCAACGGCAATTAGATAATCAGGACGTTCTGTTCTGTAAACGGCGTTACAGGCAAACACCGTGCCGTGTTTCTTAAGATCTTCAATGGCGATACCCTTACGTGATTCACCGTTGCCTAATACAAATGCTGTTGTTGACATTATAACTCTAAGTTATCGTCTTGTGCAGGTTGTCCGTACATCTTTTGGACAAATTTTGATTCTTCCTTTTGCTGTGCATCGTGGGCCTCTGATGCTAATCTCATTGAATTAATGTCTTTGAGTGTAAGACGTGTTTTTCTTGTGTCTGCTTTATCTAAAACAGATATATCGTTTTCAGGCTCATAGGTTTTATCCTGTTTTGCGCCTTCTTCGTCGTATGTAAAGAACTCAAATAGTTTCATACTCGTATTTAATCCTAAACTTGGCCTCCGCCGCCGGTACCACCCGGTGCTGTTCCACCGCCTCCTGGTGTTTGTCCAGGTGCTCCTGGGCCACCTTGATCTGGATTAGGTACTTCAGGGTCAGCAGTTGGTTCTGCAAATTGGTCTAAATCACCCGATATTCCTGATTGTGTAACTCCGCCGGAACGTAATTGTTGATTTTTAGTTTGTTTTTTCTTAGGAACTGCATTTTCTTCTGCCCATAAATCAGAGTTCTGAGCCATTTCTTCTTCAGTAAGTCCAAGATATCTTTTTAACGCAAATCTTTTCGAAATATATGGAAGTTCTTGTATCTGTGCAAACGTTCCTATTCTAACTTGATCCATCTCTGTTTGTCTGTATTGTGCAAAGTTTTGTGGTGGATTAAGTTTTAGATCAAAAACCGAATTGTCTATGTTGTAACCATGCTTTTTAATATAAAGTTTAAACTCTTGATCAAATGTTGGATTTAAAAGAGACTGTAATCTCGCACAGTACTTGTTGAATCTTAATTCTTGTATGTAAGCAGTACCTACTCTACCGTCATTGTACTGTTGCTGTCCATCATCTGGACCAGTCGGCAAGTACGAACTTGGTATTCTCAAACCTCTGAACAATTTGTTTGTAAAGAATTTAAGATCGTCTATCTCACCTAAGTTTGTACCACCCGGTAGTGTATCAACTTTAGATCCTCTTCCTTCTGCTGTTTGCGGAAAGAAGTAATCCTCATTAATGCTCATAGGGTTATATGTTGCATCAATATAGTTGACACCACCTGATGTGCTTGGAATTCTTCTTTGATTGATTTCGTTTTTCACTCTCTCAACGAATTGCATAGCCAAGTGTGTTGGCATATTACCTACGTCGATATAAAATACTCTTCTTTCAGGTGCTCTTTGAACCCTGTAAATGATAATTGCGTCTTCTAATAATTCTTTTTGTTTGTAAACTTTGAAAACTTGTTCTAATACTGATTGTCCAAACGGAAATAAGTTGTCTAATCCGTCTGACATTGACATATGTACAACGTGTTCGGCATTTATACTGTATTGATTCATTGTTCTGTAGAATCTTCCACCAGTCTGTCCACCAAATCCTGACATATTTGGAGATTGTCCTGCACCTGCATAACTTTGTGAGTATGCCGCAGTGCCTCCACCTGTTGTTCCTGCACCACCATAAGTTTGATTTGGTGTTATTGCAGTTGCACTTAATCTTTGTAGGTTTGGATTAATATCTCTTATAACATATTGTTCGGGTGTTTTTCCCTCGGATTCATTTACAACAATTCTATCTACTTTTGCGTTGTCTATGTACAACCATTTCAATGTTTCTGGATCTCTCACAAAGAAACAATCGCCATACTTCAATGCATTCCTGAATATTCTAAAAATTCTTTTTTGTAATTTGTTTGTTTTTGTCCACTGCTGAAGTGCTTTCTTTAAAAGTTTTACTTCATGTTCAGTAGTTTCGTCTTTGAAAACTAAATCAAACGGTGTGCTGTTTTCTTGATTTTGTTGTGTAGAAAATTCTGCAAGTATATCAAGTGCCGCATTGATTTCACTGTCTGAATCCATTTGATCATACTGAAAATATCTCTGTATCCTGTTTGGATGTCCTGTGTAAACATCTGGCAGATATGAACTGTAATTTCTTTTCGCGAAATTCGGAACTTTCTCTCCGGATAAAGGAGACAAGTTTGCGTCTTTAAAGTATTTTTTCCAAGCCATATCTAATTTTACACTTTTCTTTTAACAATAGCAACCATATTATGCCATTAAAGCACCACCTGTTGATGCCCTCGTAAATTTTGCGGTATTTTCTGTTGCCCTACGAGTACGGTCATTAATGCCTACAAGCATATTTACACTTGCTAACAACTCTTTTATGTTTTTATTCGTTGCCTCTGACTGGTTTACCATGGATATTAAACTATTTTCCATACGGTCGGTATTGAATATTGATTGAAGATCTGTGTTGGCTGTGATCGCACTGCTCTTGCCAGGCATAACCAATTCAGGTCCACGTTCTCCTACCAAGTATGGAGTGTTCGCGGCCATATTGCCACCAAACTGTTTGGCCCCTAATGCTCCACCGGCCTGTGTACCTAGTCCAAATCCTACAGCGGCTCCAACCGGTCCACCAACTGCGAATCCTAACAGTGCACCTAGTATACCACCACCTAATCCAAATTTTCCTTGTCGCTTTTTGTCCGGATCATCACTGGCCAAGTCTGTTGCCACATCTGCTCCACCAAGTAATGCTCCTAGTAGTGGTAATCGTCTCAATGCATTTTTTCCGAAATTTGCAACTTTTCCTAATTTTGATACTTTGCCTTTTTTGCTTCCGCCTCCGCCAAAGAAACCACCGCCGCCACCCATACCACCGGCCGCTCTTATTCCTGCCGCGGTACCTAGTGAAACAATAGTGACCTGCTTCGCGAAGTCTAATAATAAAGTACCAGCAAGGGCCGTCGTTAATGCCGCGGCCATTATTTGTGGATTGTTAATGGCAAAATCTGCTATGCTTAATATTTTAGGAGTAAGGGTCTCAATAAACGTTACAAGTCCTCCTAGTTTTGGACCAAATGCTTGTAATAGTCCTGTTTCTATGAGTTGGAATTGTGCTGATAATCTTTTGAACGCATCTTCGAATAGTGTTAAAGTCTGTGTGAGGCCTGATGAGTCTTTCTTAGCCTGTTCTCTATTTTTTTCTTCTAAATCTATTTGTCTGTTTCCTAGATCAATTACAGCACCTTGTACATTCAAAAGATCTACAACACCTTTTGAAGTGATTGCTGAAAATCTTTCACCACTCTTTTTGGCAAGTGCTATTGCCTGTTCTAATGCCTGTTCTTGTGTAATACTTCCATTGATTAAGGCTTGTATTACAGGTTGGATACCTCTTATGTTGATCGCTAGTTTCTGTGCTTCTGGTGTGATCGCTCTACCACCGTTGGCAATCAAATCTTGGAAGCCTGTTGCCAGTTGTGGAGAAAGTTTTGTAATGGTTCCTGCAAACCCTTCAAGTCTCTGCCTTGTTTCGTCAGTTTGCATTGTCAAGAATGCTTGGAATCTTTCGTTGGACCTTGCCATTTCAATCCCATCCATTACTTGATCTCTTTGTAATCCTGTAACTTTTGCCAACCCGTCTAATGCTTTTGCAAAGTTCATTGAACTTTGTATTCTTTGTTGGGCAGTCATGTTTTCCAATGTTCCGGCTCTTCTTGCTCCTTCTAAGTTTGTAAGCATTGTCTCGTTGATTTCGTCAACTGTGAAACCTAGTGGTGCAAGTGTTTGTATTCCAAATTTTCTGAAGTCGTTTGCAAGTCTACCAAATTGTTTTGCCCCTTCAGACGTTGTCCCAAACATTGCCGCTAACTGTTCTGAATTCTGTTTTACTAAATTTGCGAAATCATCCAATGGTAATCCTGCTTGGTTGGCCGCAATCCTCATATCGATAATGCTTTGACCAAACGATGCACCTGATTGTGCTAGTCCTCTAAATGTTTCTATGCTGACGTCTAATCTATTTCCAAGGAAGCCAAGTAGGTCACCTGTTCTACCAAGTCCTTTGAAATTGTCTGATAAAGCACTGATACTGCCTTCACCCTTGAAGGCCGCTTTTGCCAAACCAAATACTGCGTCACCGGTTTTCTTGAAACCACTTGCTAAAACCTCAGAAGCCTTTATCAACTTTTCAGTTGAACTTATTTGGTCATCTATCTGCTTGAGTTGTGCTTTCTCTAGTTCGCCTATTTCTTTTTTCTTGAGAACCTGTACTTTTAGGTATTTGAGTTCACGGAGTTTAAGTTCCATGGCGTCTTTGTTAGTTTTCGCCTCTTTTAGGCGATCGTTGTATAACCTTTGTCGAGCCTCCCTTAACTTGGGATCATCAATTACCGATTCTAACAGTTCTTTTATTTCGTTGTCCATGCTTTATTATTACCCCATTATATACGCATATAAATATTGACATACATACACTTGTATAGTACTATTTATAGATGGAAAAAATGACAGAAAATACCAACCCGTTACACAAATACTTTAGGACTCCTAGTATATATGTGTCACTACCATGTGGGGCAACATATGACCCGAAAGTGTTAGAGATGCCTCAGTCAGGAGAAATAGGTGTTATGCCTATGACTGCCAAGGACGAGATCATATTTAAAACACCTGACGCATTGATGAACGGACAGGGTGTAGTGGATGTGATACAGAGTTGTATTCCGGCAATCAAAGATGCATGGCAACTTAAAAATTATGACCTTGACACAGTATTGATTGCGATCAGAATAGCAACTTATGGCGAAATGATGGACATGAATTACACTGTGCCTGGTACGTCAGTCAAAGTGGATCACAGTTTGAACTTGCCTGCACTATTAGAAAATATTAAAAGTGTTAGAATTGAAGACACAATCACATTGAAAGATGGATTAAAAATTACAGTTGAGCCGTTGGTGTACAAAGACATCACACAGACAGCATTGACAACTTTCCAACAACAGAAGATGTTTAGCCAGGTAAGCAACTCGCAGGCACCTGATGTTGAGAAGACTAAAAAATTTAATGAAGCATTCAATCACTTGAATGAACTGACAACAGAGTTGATGATGAAAAACATCAGCAAGATCACAATACCGGATGGCACAGTCGTTGAAGACAAGACACAGATCAAACAATTTATTGAGAACGCAAACGCAGTCATGGTAAATGAAATCACAGAAAAACTTGCTGACATAAGATCACAGGGATCTGTTAAACCATTAAAAATGAAAGCAACCGAGGAGCAGATCAAGATAGGTGCACCTGCCAACTACGATGTTCCTATTACATTTGATACTGCAAATTTTTTCGTATAACTTTGCTGTCACAAGTGGATTCTGACATTGTCAAGACACTTAAGGACATGGAAAACACAGCAAAAGATATCAAGATGGATATTTTTAGATTGTGTTGGTATATGCGTGGCGGACTCACCTACTCAGAAGCAACTTCTTTGAGTCCAGACGAGCGTCAAATCATTGGTAAAATAGTTAAGGAAAACATCGAAACTACCAAAAAAACGGGTCAACCTTTCTTCTAGAATATAGTATACTTTAATAGTATTTGAATATGCAGATAATTAACACTTACATATGTCCGAAAGAGATCTAGTCAAAGAACTCAAAGCACAAATCGTCGACCTCACAGCAGACCGAGACGATGCTCTGGCGAAAGTAAAGTCCAAAGAATCACGTATGAAACAGGTGTTGATTAAATTGGAACACGCCACGCAGGATGTTCAGGCAACTGGCCACAAAATTGGTGAACAGAACAAAATGATCTCGGAACTTCAGGCCAAACTCAATACCAAGGAAGAGTTACTGCAAGAAGCATTAACTAAAATAAAGATGCTCAAAGGACATGATGATTCAACAGAAGAAACAGACCAAGAAGAACCGCAAGAAGAAGACACCGACAGAGAAGATTAGGACATGGTTGGATGAGTTCGTAACCAAACCAAATCCGGTCTTTGGAAACTTGCCACCTTGCCCTTTCGCTAGGAAGGCCATATTGGACAACAAGGTGCATTTCATAGAGATGCCTCCCATAACAACATATTCAACACTGTATCAGTTCATATGCGAAGCGGACTTCGAAGAGATAGACGTGTTGTGCATGATCATAGAGCCTGACAGGTTGACTGCAAAAGAGACCGTGGAACTGGCGCATGACCTAAATCAATATTTCATGAGCAAGGACGTGGTTGTGTTGGAGGATCATCCCGACATAGATGAACGTGTCAAGGACGTGAGATTGAACAACGGTGAGTACATACTGTTCCTTGTGCAAAGTTTGAGCAAGTTGAACAAGTTCAGCAAGATGTTGGAATCAGGCCCCTACTATAAGAACTGGAGCAAAAGTTATCTTAAAGATGTGAAAGGTTTTCGACATCCGAAAACAAAGTAAGCCTGCTGTCTCTTCTACACAGTTTCTTGTATAATTTTTTATCGGTGCTCCACTCGGTACCGGTCCACCATTCAAAACCCTTCCATGATGCCTTGTATTCCGAACTCTTCTCGTAGCCACTGCCCAGGTAGTAGTGTGACACACAGTTCTCCCGTGCCCAAGACAATTCCATGTCCAGTGACAATGCACTTATGGGAATACTGTTGGCGTGGATGACGCTCTCAACTCCCTGCAACATGGTTGGATTTTCTTCCTTCGCCTGTGCTGTGAGTATGTCCTCTTGGTACTTGTAGTATTTCTGTTTGGTGAATCCCACTATGTTGTCCGGACTGTCGATGTAAAATATCAGGAACCTGTCTCGGTCATGGTAAAAACGGAACGGATCGTAGTCCGCGCCAAATTTTTTATCCTTCATGTACTGTCTGTATATCTTGGGCAGTCCCAACAGCGACACCATCTCGTTAGCCTCTATCGTTTTCATGCCCAGCGGTTTGCCATTGTGTTCGAACTTGCGGAACCGCGGTTCGTATTTGCGTAAATCTATTCTAGTGCTACGTGATTGGTACCACACTTCTTTGTTTTTGTAATCGTGGTCCAGTGCCAACCAACCCTGCTCAACTGCGTCGTCCTCTTCTTCAGGTTGCACGATAGCCATGGGTCGGCATATTACTAAATCTTGATCTTCCTGTTTGCCCAAAACGTGATCGAATATCAGTTCCATATACAATACTTAAGGTCAACTCAAAGATGGCTTACAGCCATCTGAAACATCGCTACGCTCGTTTCCTTTTCTTAATTTACGCATCTGTAAAAAAACTAAACGCACAATGCGTACTCTTGTAGTAGATGAGCAGTCACAATTCGGCTATTTCTAGCCGAACCGACTTGAACTTGTAGTGAGTTCGCAGTCACCGTACATCGTTGCCGTAGCCGGGCGGTTGTGCTGTACCCGTTCACTCATTCATCCAACGCGAGTAGATATAACCTTTGTACGATAATTCTATATCTACTTGGGGTTGCTTTTTCCCAGAGCCCCATCATTTTTGCATTTGCATCAAGGGATTCACCTGTCGCTTGTTAAGCCGCATTTCCCTGCTCACTTTCGAGATGCTATGTTTTTGCCTATGAATTTCAGTTTAAGATTGATTTGTGCCTATCGCTGTTATATAGTACTATAATGATTAGTACTAAAGGATATTTGAGTTGATGTCAATGGAAAATTGGATTTACCAATCTAAAACAATAGAATCACTACCAGAAGACTGTGTTGGATTTGTTTACCAAATCACAAATACAACTAACGGTAGGATGTATATTGGTAAAAAACTTGCAAAGTTCAGCAAATCACGTAAACCGTTGAAGGGCAGAGTTAACAAAAGACGTTACAAAATTGAAAGTGATTGGAAGGATTATTACGGTTCCAGTGATGCCTTGCACGAAGATATCAATAAACTAGGCAAGGACAAATTCAAAAGAGAGATACTTTATTATTGTAAATCCAAAGCAGAATTATCATACGTAGAAGCAAGGGAGCAGTTCGCTAGAAAAGTTTTAGAATCGGAAGATTATTACAATGGTCATATCAGGGTTAGGATACATGGCTCTGGTATTATGAGAGAAAAGAAAAGCAAAGGAATTTTAAATGATTAAAATTTTGAGATTTATAGGCGGGTTCGGCGGCGATAACATTATCAAGATGGCAGTTGATAGTGACAGCACATTGTTGTCCAGTGTTAACTTTGAGGGTCTAAAAATAAACGGAGTTCAAAAAGATGACCCAATGCCAAAAGAAAAACGTATGTACGGAATGGAACAAGTTTACAATCTATGGGACGAAAAAACAATTGACGTTGAAGCATTGAAAAAAGAGATAGAAAGTCTTAAAGCACAAAATACCAAAATGATTATTAAAAGTCATTTGTATATTGATGCGTTCGATGACGTAACTGTAGATATTATTCCAACACCAAAAACTTTGTCTTGGGCATTAAGTTGTAATTGGTTGAAAACAAGCACTAGGTACACACATCCATTGGAATTTCCTATACCAGATCAAGAAGTTAAAGAAAGATTCATTCTTTACCAAACAGCACAGAGGTTGATACAAGTTATGCGTAATGATAGTGCAACACCTAAAATTTATATAGACGATCTATTCAAAGATTTCAAACAACTGCAAAGTGTTTGTGGCGATGCCGGAATAAAACTTAATAATCATTGCGAGAAATGGCACAAGAACTGGCAGGAGAAGAATAGAAAGTATTTGCCTTCGCAAATTTACAAAGATATGTTGGAAGAAGAATCTCCAAACTACAATCACATAGACCTATCCAGGATTGAAAAATATACCTTGCTGGCTTTAAAGGGAAGTTTTAAAATTATATAAAAAAAGCCTCCACGTTAGCAGAGGCTTTAGTTTAAGATTGGATCCAATCAGCAATAATTACGCCGCAGTTTTTGCCGCGTTTTTAGCCTCTTGAATTTCTTTTCTTCTTGCTTTGATCAATTTAGAAAGATTCGCAAGTGCTTTTCTGGCTCTAGTCGCAGAAGCCTTAACACCTTTCTCTGTGAACTTACCGTTCTCTTCAGAGTAATTTTGAATCTCTGTCATGATCGACTCATGTGTTTGTGACATATTATCTGTCCTTCCTTATTCGTACGATATAATTAATTAACATATGTTTAATTTAAGCACATAAGAACTGGTTTTGTCAATCATTTTCTAAACAATAATTTCCACGTCATTTGCATAATTGGTAAAACCATTTTCTTTGGTAACTTTTAGTATCGAATTTACTCTGCCTACCAACTCATCTTTGTGTGAAATTAAGAAAATATTTTTGTTCTGCGTTCTGCTCATCTCTTTTAACACTGCCATTGAACTTTCAACACCCGAAATATCCATTCCTGCATCTATAAGTTCGTCAATAAACAACAAGTTGATCTGTTGATAAAGGCTTTCCCAAACATCTCTGAACGCCCAACTTAAACTTAATATCAATCTATTTCTTTCACCTCTGCTTAAATTATCAAAGTCTAGTTCTCTACCAAGTTCTTCAATCTGCACAGTTAAATCGCTTTGGAAAACTACTGTGTGTGGTAATTTAACTTTTCCTAAATAAAATGCTAGACGCTGATTCAAGTATGTCAAGTTTTGTTCTATAATTCTTGTTCTAATGAATGAATCTTTTGCAGTTAACA